CATCACATCACCTGCTCGCACAGCACTACCAAACTTGTTGAATTTCATCGCTTCAAACAGTTTCTGTGACTTACCCCAAATCTCTTTAGCTGTGATGTTCAACGGTTGACCCTGTTCCTTCGCCACCTTCGATTTGGTGAGGATTTCATGAAGCAAAGGGTAATCATATCCTACGTTGTTGAAACCCACCATACGGTGCTTGTTGACGGCTACGTTGCGTAGGAAGTGAAGCATTTCCTCTACGTCATTGCGACGATCAGAAATCTCATAGACACGCATACCTTTACCATTGGCAAAGACTGCTGCTAGGCTAAAGCAGTTAGGGTAACATTCAATGTCATAAATCCAGTCATCAAAAACCTTTTCGTACATATTTTCTCCTTATAAAACAAAAGGGGCTACAAAAGCCCCTTGATTAAAACTAGAACGGTACGTCATCGTAAGCAGAGTCAGGTGGCGAATCATACACTACTTGAGGCATGTCGTCAAGCACCACCTGTTCCTGTTGAACGTTCATATATTCTTGTGGAACATGCTGAAGATCATCAGTGACTGTCCTTTCAGGAATTGCAGACCGACTAGATGCCTGTCGTGCAATCCAATCGTTGTAATCCATGACTTTACGTGTTACCACATCGTAGATGAACGATGTAATGCTACCAGTTTCACCACCACGACATTTCGGCATGTCAACGTATGTACGGTTTTTCTCAATAGAGTCTTCCGACATTTTGTCACGACCGATAACAATGTTCACAGCAGCGGACTGTACGTTTGTAGAACTACCAAAGGCATCATACTCTGTTGGCATTTTCCAACCATCGCTACCACCAGAAGGTTTCCGTGTGTGAAGTACGTTGATGATCGTCACACCAGATTTCACAATCCGTTTCTGGAACTTCATGTGCTCTTCCTGTGCCGACATGTCCATACCACGCAGAATGTCGGTAAGTACGTCAACCACAATGATCTTGCAACCGTGCTGGTGAATCAGGGTTTCAATCTGCTTCTCCAACATTTTAATGTCACCATCACGTTCATCCAGAATAGAGAACCGTGGGCGACCATCATCATGAGTCAACAGATCATCATACAGGGCCTTGATTTCAGGACGATCAAGATAGTTAAGGATATCCTCGCCATCGCCAATCCACATCAAGTTTTTCTCAAGGTGTAGACTCAACAGGTCAATTGTGTACTGACCGTCTGTCATTTCCAGAGATACAACACCCACCTTCTCAGGTGCGTTGAACATCCAGTAGTAAACCAGATCGTTGATGTGTGTTGTTTTACCTACCGATGTATCACCAATGATATTGATGATTCGACCTTGCAGGAAACCGCCCTTTGTTGCTCGTTCTACTTCATGCCAGTGTGGCGGAAGTTTGATACGTGGTCGCATAAGCTCTTCACGTACAGAATCCATCAAACCAGAAGACTCTTTGATACCGGACGCAATCAGTGGTCGGGCGTTGTAGAAGTCACGGCAGAACTGTTGATGTTTGCCATCATCCAACATCTTGTTTGGGTCTTTACCAGACCATACCGCAATCTTAACCTTTTCCTTTGGCAACACCTCAGCAATAGCTTGTGCCGCCTTCTTACCAGCCTCATCGTTGTCCATACCGATGATGATGTTTTCATACCGATCACAGAAGTCACGGTTCAGAGCAACCTGTTTAGCACAGGTGTTTTCACCACAAGTAGGAGACACAACGTGTACTTCAGCAACTTGAGGCTTACCGGCTCGGTTCTCTTCAAGCATCTGGTAAGCAGCTACCTTATCCTCTTCACCACCTACAATCAAGAGGTACTTGTTAAAGCCTTGATATCGTGCTTGACCTGATAGTTGGTTCTTGCTACCTGTGTGACCAACGTTACCATGGGTAAAGTCTTTCGGATGGTTACGGCATTTATAACCAGCCATCTTACCTTTGGTGTTCGTCTCAGGATAGTGACGACTCAGAACGTTTCCGTCCTTGTCCTTGCGTGTAACGTGTCCGAAGAAACGCAAGTATTCGTCTTTAATGTTTCGGTAACCCATGCCTTGGTAGGCGTGTACCTTTGTACCATTGTTCAATACGATGTGGGAAGCGGCAATAAATGCTTTCACTTCCTCATCACTCATTGAAGGAAGGCAGTCATTCTGCATCACTTCTACACCATCACTCAATTTTGCTTTCTCCTTCACATATTGTTCGTATGTCATACCCATAATACCCATCGTCAACTCTTTTACTTTCTTGAAGTCCTCTTTAATGTCAAGGTCTTCAGAGTAAGCAACAAAGTCGAGTGGGCTACCAGAAGCACCGCAACCATAACAGTAAAACGATGCTTGATGGTGATACAGCACAAGTGAAGGTGTCCGCTCCATGTGGAACGGACAGCAAATCTTTTCTTCACCTGAGTAGTCTTTAACGTAATGCTTTACTACCCTATCTAGCATTTATTCTCCTTAGACCAGTTCAAATTCAAGTTCAGTCAGGAACTGAGCATGACCCTCTTCATTCTCGAACAGATACAGACCGTCAGATTCTCGGTACTGACTGAAGTAGATCACTTCACCATCCTCGAAATTGTGTACCCACGATTTGATTGCTTTTGCTTTGTCGCCTACATTCAGGTTATGTTTCATCAGAGCATCCTCACAAAAATGATTTCATCAAAGTTCAGGTTTGTACCGAACAACGTATTAATATCTTCTACAAAGTGTTGTTGAATATGACCAATGTCTTCATAGTCAATGAAGAATTCAAACCACTCATCATCATCCTCTGTCAGTTGATATGGACTGTTGTCGTAACAGAACTGACGTTTCAACATTTTGTTCTTTTCAGCTACTTCAAGGAACGCCATACCGTCAGTGTTGAACGGTTGACCATTACAACCACCGCCTTTAACAACAGCTTTGTCACCATCTTCAAGCAGGATAGCGTGTGCAATCTCACCATCGTACTCAAGATGAACGAATGCTTTCACACCTTCGATTTCCGTTGTGAACTCATCAAGCTCATATCGATCAATATAAACTTCAGGTGTCATGTTGTACATGTCAACGAAATACTTACGACCTACTTCTTCTGAGGTTTCATCAATCAACCGACCAATTACTTTCATTCTTCTACCTCACGATGAGTGTTTGGAATAACCTCGAATTCACCAACGAACAGAGCACTCTTTTCGCCTTTGTCATCGATTACATAAACATCACTCTTGTCAGTGATAAGGTCATAATCCCAAGCTTCATATTCTTTACCGACAGTAAAATCATCAACTGCGGTAACACTCACAATAATTGCCTTATGTATCTTCATTAGACGCTCTCCTTTATGTTAACCATTGCTTGCAGTGCAGATTCAAAGGTCTTGTGATGCTCACCTTCACCCCAATACACTCGTGAGTAATTACAGTCTTCGACGTAACAAATCAAGAAGTCTACAGCTAATTCATGCTTCTGTAGTTTTTCAATTGCCCAGTTTGCAACACTCATTTTGCACAATCCTTAATCCTGAAGGGACAGATGTAAGAACTATGAATTTCAGTAGTGCGACGATCAACACCTTTTCCTGTATCAATTTTGAATTCATACTCACCAATGCAACAATCACAACCACTTTCATAATAGGTAAGGTCAAATTCAGCGTTGTACTCTTCCATGAGTGCTGCAAGTTTGCTCAGAAATTCTTCATGCTTGCTCATATACTTTAACCACCTTCATCAAATCATCTGTGTGTCGTTTAGCTGACTCCAATTGAGCAGCTACCCAAATCTTGAAAGCAAACCGTGCACGGTCACTGACATACTCACCATCAACCATTTTCAATCCATAACTGTTCCGACCTTCGCCACGCTTCATTTCGAAAGCGAATTCGTCTTTCCAGTAAGCTTCAAATCGTTCACGGGTAATCATTTCTCACCTCACATCGATACAGTGTACGTTCTAGGTGTTTCGAATTTCTCAATACAGTCACTATACTCCTTTACCGCAAAGGATGCAACTATTTTCATCTGCTCAATCACATCTTCACCTTGCCGTTGGTCGTATGCTCTGTCAAGACGATCTAGGATAGCTGGGAGAACCTTCTTATCTTGAACGTTCTTGGTGTAGAAGTCAATAGCCTTCTTCTTGTCCATGTCCATTTGACGCATCGTTGCTTGTGTAGACGCACTGTCAGAAATAATCAAGCAGGAATCGATAGCTTGTTGTCTGCGAATCTCTTCATACCTTGGACCTGCTGCAACATTCATGCCAACCAACAATGTCACTACACCAATCAATCCTACCAGTTTACGTTTCATCTGTCAATCTCCTTATCGTTAATTCAAAAGAAAACCCGCCGAAGCGGGTTATTCTCATTTGCTCACTTGGACGAAACCACGACCACGCTTGCGGCTTTTTGGCTGGTTCACTTTGATAGCCCAGTGTTTGGCAGATTGCTCAGTACCAACACCTTTAACAGAAGCTTGTTCATAATGTACTTTACCCATTCTTTATTACTCCTTTTCAGATTTCAGTTTTTCGATGAATTGCTCACGGCGTTCATCAGCAATTTTGTACTCTTCTTTCATGTGAGCATCACGCTCGGCAGAAGGTACAGGTTTACGCATCCGATCTTGAATCTCTCTTGAAGTTGTATGGAATTCAGGATTCGGAAGAGCCTTCACAGTACCTTTAGGCATGTAAGAAGGTTGAACTAGACTGTAGCCAATACCAACTGCTACAGAAATAAGAATCGCTTGTACCAGCTTCTTTTTCTTGTAACCGATGTACAGCGTTACAGCAACAATCAGTGGCAACAGGATGTTCAGCAAAACAATCATTTTAAATCCTCAACTTTATTCTTGAAACCAAGCAGGAATACTGCTAAGTGTGCTCTGAGTTGGCTTGTAGATGCATACACATCTACAAGCTTCTTCAGTTCATTTACTGACTCACGAAATTCGTGGTCTTTCACTTACGCATATCCATAATCATTGGAACCGACGAACCCATGACGGTTTGTGGCAGCTTACCATCCCACTTCTCAGCTTTCAGTTGTTCTACTTCCAGTTCTTTCATGCGAATAGTTTGAGGGGTGACAGCTTGAGCCTGAGCGTTGATCTTGATTGCTTCAGTCTCTGCTTTCTCTTTCTCAATCTGACGGTTCAGACGAGCCTCTTGCAGTTCACGTTCCATCTGGACCTTGCTCACAGCCAACTGAGCTTCTTCCTTCTGAATCTGTTCACGACGTTCAGCAGCAGCAACCTGTGCGTTAACAATGGTTGGTGGGAACTGAATGTTGGTCAGACCAGCGTAACGAACTTGGAACGGAGTACGTTCACCCATTACCTTTTGCAGCAGCACCTGAATATCAGAGTTGATCTTTTCGTTGTTCGATGCAATCTCCGAAATGGTGTACTGAGTCAGGTAAGCACGCACTTCAGCTTGCAACACCTGCTGACCATAAGTCTTGTAGATCGAATCAGCATTGATAACCGAATATTGATCGTTTACTGGCTGCTGTGGAAGCTTGTTGAACAAAGATTCAGCTTTCATCGGATCAACAGACAGAGTAGCACGAACATCAAGAGTCACTTCAAGTTTATCACTTGGAATGAAAATCTTCATTGGTTCGATGAAGCTCTTATCAGTAGCATCCAGTACAACCATGCGATCACAGTAGTTCACACAGAACGGTAGACGCAGTTTAGAGGTTGGAATCAGACCTTCTTGATAACCGTCTTTAGTCATGATCTTACCGACGAAGCCCGGCGGCACTTCAACCTTTTGACCGCAACCAACCATAAGAGCGGCAGCCAGAGCCAGTGCGGAAGCCTTTGCAAGGATACCGAATTTACGCATTTTGTTTCTCCTTTCGTTTAAAGTGTGCCCATTATACAGTAGGGCGATCAGTGTGTCAAGCGTTTTTGATTGCTTCTTCAAACATTTCTTTTGTTACGTTCGGGACAATATCACCAAAATATTCAGCACGGTCCTCTTCACGAACTTCAATCTTTGGATAGAAGTCAAATGCGATACCGGTCGTACCACGAACCTCACCATCGGGATCACAACTGAATGCTACCTCTTCTTCTGGCCAACCACTTTTACGAAACTGAGATACTACAGCAGACAACAGGGATTGTTCAAGCATTTTATTTCTCCTTAACAGTTTTGGGCAATATGCCATTTGCAGCATTCACATTCACCACAAGCCTCTTCCAACTCTTCATCATCCTCATAAGGATATTGAGAACCAACAGAGTTTACCTTGCCGTAGGATGGAACACGATATACAGTATCAGTTTGATCCTCAAGAACAATCAAGTATTTCTGAATGACATAAACCTCATCCTCGACAGACTGTTGCCTTTTGTAGTCATAACCATCCACCCGAACAAGTGCCAGTTTGCCGTCAACAGTCATCACCGTTGCGTCTATTCCATGGTACACACCACGGTCAACGACACGAACTTTATCACCTTTTACTAACTGACGGTAAGCCATTACTTACCACCCAGTTTCTTTGTAAGACTCATCAGATCACAGCAGATGAAGTATAGAATACCAATTGGCCAAGTGAAAGCAAATAACACTACAGCTTGACTGTCATCAGGAAGAACATTGCCACCTTCACGGTAGTGCTGTTTCATAGCTAGCAGAGCAAAGATATAACACACAACAAGACCAACAAGATACCCGATAATCCAACTCATTTATTTCTCCTTTTGTCTAGTTCTTTCTTTGAAATCATGACAGACGATACCTTCGTCTTACCAAATTTCTCATAAGCATACTCACATGCTTTAGTGAGGCTAGGGTGTCTCCCAAGCTTGCGAAGAAGTCTACCCTCTTCATCTTTCATTGTCAAGCGTGCAATGTACAAAAAGTTATTCATTTCATCCCCTTCGTGTTGACTAGATACAGAGTGTACCCATTTTCTTTAGGTAGTCAATAGCTTTTTACGATCACCGTTTGAGTCGCGTAGTGCCTTGTGGCAGCACATAATACCCTCACCGGTTTCTTCACGCAACGCCTGTACCATTTCTCTTGTAATTTCTACCACTCGCTTCTTAACTACTCGCTTTTCAACTGTGTACGACTGACCACTATATTCATTCTCAAACCCATTCGTTTCATTCAATCCTTTAGATATCTCGTTAGCATACTCTTCTGTATCAAAGATATCTACTATTTCTCTACTACCACCCTGTATGTCATACCACAATTCTTCTAACACTACAAATACTTCTTGACACATAGCTTCTCCTAATATGCTCAGATGGTGAAATTCAGGTAGACTTCCCCTTTAGGGAGAGACAAACGCTCTCCAAGGGTCTACCTGCGAATATGCTCAGACGGAGCCTCATTCCTGACATGCGGTCAGCACATACAATGGTATGCGAGGTAGGATAAAGGCGTCAACCCTTTTCTCCCGTGTGCGTTTTCTACCGTTGACGATAGCTTGCGGTGCTGCACAGAAGCCCGTAAGCTCCACTTCCACACCATGTTGGCCTGCCTCTTCTTGCCTTTAAACCTGAGCCGGTGAGTGCCTCGGACATTTCTCTCTCAGATCGAGTTGCCCACTATACAGATCGAAACGAATTTTGTCAAGAGGGGTTGACACGGAAAATGAACCTTGTAGAATGGCCACCATCAAAACGAGGATACAAAATGCTAAAGGTTCTGACACTTGACTTTGTAGAGGTTACACACAATGAAATTTGATCGTATTGACGCAGCACTACTCGGGTTCGCACTCGGTGGATTGCTCACCATAACCGTTCTGTATTTCGGAACTTTCGGACCACTGAAAGAAACGATTGACAGACACCAAACACTGGTGACAGAATGTGAAAAGAACATCCCGCGTAGCATTCGCTGCATTCTCACAGCACAACCGGAGACAAAGTAAATGGCTTGGAAATTGGAATTCGATGCACCAAAAGGTTTGCGTCAAATGCGTGGATTCGACTCAATCACCATCAGTCACCCTGAAAAGAACTTTTGGTGGTTTATTGGACCTGACCGTTGGGTAGACGTAAACAACGAAGAACGACCGGGTAAGGGTGAATATGAATACTCCTGCTAACACCACGATGTATGGCGTGGAGCACCAAAGACTGTGAAGGCGTTCTTGCGTTACCTTCGCAAGCGACCTGAACTGAAAGGTTGTGAGGTTTGGTTTGTCCATCGTGGCGTGTATTATTTTGGTAGTGAAGTCGTTCGACTCGATGTAAAAGCTGTGTGGGAGGATGAAGCATGATCGGTTTTCTGCGAGTCGTCTTCTTCATTGTAGGCTTGGTACTCACCATCGTTGGTTTTGCTAACGAGCTTGAAGCTGTAAAAGATATTGTGTGCGTTGTGATCGGTGTGATTCTCATGCTGATTACTGCTGCACCACTTGTCGGTGACGTATTGGATGGGCTTGACTAATGAGACACTTTAAATCTCCATCCATGAACAACCGTAACACTAGCGGGTTCGGTAATCCACTTGGTAACCAGAAGTTCACAGGTAAACCAACCCTACCTAAAAATATGAACAAACCTTTCTGGAAAAGGCTTGCATCATGGTTGAAAGGGGAGTAGAATGCTCACCATCGAAACGAACAAAGGATAATGAAATGAGCTTTGAAAAGACAATGGAGCAACTGCACGCTATCGAAATGTCGAAGCTGCACACTGCCATCAAGATCGCCGCCTATGCCGGTGCTGCAAAAACCTCGACGTTGGTGATGATCGCTGAAGAGTTGGTTGTTCCATCGCTCATGCTCACCTTCAACAAGGCTCTTGCCGTAGAAGCAAAAGAACGCTTCCCTTCGTGGGTTGAGTGTCGTACTACTCATAGTCTTGCATATCAGTA